GTCCAAACCTCGGTGGTAACTTCGCCCAACAAATAAACCTGTCTGCGATCTGCAATCAGCGTCACCAATAGGTCTGATGAGCCATCAGAAGTGCCGTAAAGCGCCTGAGTTGAGTATTGTGAGCCTAGATCAGTACACGCCCAATTCTGTGAGTTTGGCTCGTTGTAGATGTTGTAGTTGTCAATAACATCCACCACATTAGCGCCTTGCCACGGGCCATCGGTGCTTGGTAACTGTGTAAAAGTATTAGTCGCCACAACCCATGTGTAACGATTCACCCCATCCACAATGTAGGCAATCAAGCCATCGTCATTGGTGATGTTGTCAGAAATGGAGACTTGACCCGTATATGTGGACAATGTGCCAATCTGAGTGGCAGCCATTGCACGATCAACTTTGTAAACAATGTTTCCTGAGACCGCAATTAATAGTTCTTCACCCGACATGGTGTGAAGCCCACGAACTTCAAATTCAGCTAATTGAGTCTGAAACAATAAACCAGGCGTTGGGTATAGCGCCACAATCCCACGCTCACCCTGTTGCTTAGTAGGATCAATCTCAGCAAAGAAATTGATGCACTCCTGATCGTCTTGATAGATCGATGGGGCGGTGTAGGATGTGCCGACAAAGCCAAAGTCTGCCATTATCTGAAGCCTCCATCCATGATGAAGCCAGCATCTTTAGCACGACCCACCATAAGGCTTTCAGGGTATCGTGCAATCTGAACTGGCTTCATGTTGGTGCGCTTGATCGTTGCTTTGCCTTGTGCTGCATAGGCATTGATCATGCCAATTTGAACAGGGTTGACCTTGCCAAACATGGGCAACAGTCTCTCAGCCAAACACCACCGCAAAGCCATGTTGTAACCCTGTGGCAGTTGGATGGTGTCGTTCAGAGTTTGGAATTCCCTGAAGATTGTCTGAGTAAACAAGTGCAACTCGCCCTGAGATGGGTTGGGGTAAACATAGATTGTTCCCAACAACTCTGAGGGTTGGTAGTAAATTCCTTTTGCCCAAGGGCCGTTCAATTGCTTGATGCCGATGGATTCGTATTCTTCAAGGCTGAACACTGTCAACGGGTAATCTAAGTAACCACCCGCAATGTTTGAGCCGCCTTGCATGGTCGCCACACGAACAAAGCCTGATTCAATCGTCAGGGGTCGCTCATAGTAGGCTGTAATCGTTGTGCTAGAGACTGTTTGGCTTGGACTGACAGTGTATGTGCCACCCTCGTTCACATTGCCACCAGCGCCCGTTTGGAACGCCACAATGCGAGTGCCTGAGGTGATGCCTGTGCCACTTAGCGTCATGCCGATGTTGATGCCACCCGCAGTCACGCCATTAGCGGGGACTGTCAAAACATTACCCGCAATTGAGCCTGTAAAGGTAGCGCCCATTTGACCGCTTGGGCCAATGGTGTACTGAACTTGGTTTTGTGTGGTTTGGAAGATGATCTCTGATCGATAGAAAACCATCATGTTTTCATTCGACCATTGGGCGATCATGTCGTTGAGCATATCAAGACCATCTTGCGCCTCATCAGCCGTTGGCACTTCACCAGCGGCAATTGCGCCAATGTCTTTCATGGCTCTGGTGATAATGTCAATTGGCTGAGTCATAACAATCCCATTACTAAATAAATCGCCATTCCTACTGTTAGCCAGAACGCCATCAGGCTAATTCCAACAAAAGTATAAATGGCTTTGTTTGTCATACCATCCAAGGCAAAGCAGGTTCAGATGCTTTCTTAGACAAAATTTGATTGATCAAATCAGTCACTTCAGCTTCTGCAATCGCTTTAGTGTCTTTTATAACAGTTTCAACAACATTGTCACTTGCGTCTTTAAGTTCAATTGTCTCAGGCGCAAAGCACCAATCAAGAACTTGCTGTTCAGTTAGTTGATCGTAAGCCGTAAAAGTATCGCCAAGGACAAGTTCACGAACTCCCGAACAAGAAGCACTTGTTTGCTCTTGAGTTGCTTCACAACGCCAATAAACTTGCGTCACGATGTTGGTGTCGCCAGTTACTTTTACCTTCTCAATTGCCCATTTAATTTCCATGATCAACCTTAAAAGTATTCAGCCCATGCGTTCCAAGTACCACCTGAACCAGTTGCGGCAAATGTGATGGTAACTGTGAAGTTTGAAGTACTTGCCGTAACACTTGCAATGTTATTGCTTCCCACCACAAAAGTCGTGCTGTCTTGATTGACCGCAGCGCCTGTGCCACTGCTCACAAATGAACCAGACCAAACAGAATAATTTGAACCACCCGCAGATGATTTAATGACCAATTTACCAGCCGTATCACTTGGCAAAGTCAAAGTGGCTGTGCCACCCGATGTGGATGTGCCGTTATAAACCCGTTTTACTGGTTGAACAGTTTGATCAAATTTAGGCAACTCAACAGTGTTGTTTACATTGACTGAGGCAACATTGCTGTACAAAGCTGTAGAAGCAGCGGTGTAGTAGTTTTCACGAACAATGTTGAATGATGCTTGATAACCACCAATAATGATGATGGGGGCGGTTGATGTAAAGGGTGAAAAAACATTCCCAAAAGCATTGGTGTAACTTACATTGCCCGAAACAGCAACAGTTGTTCCACCCAACACCAAACCATAACCAGTGAACGCAACAAAATTATTGGAAATTAAAACTCCACCAGTGTCGCCAGTGTTTGAAATTCCTGTTCCGCAATTAGAAATTGTGTTGCCAGAAATAGAAATAATTGTTGGTGCGCCATTGATACGATTGACTGCAATCCCTGTCGTGCAAGAATCAACAGCATTTCCAACCACAGAAACACGCTTGGATGTTTCAATAAAGACACCAACCAAGCCACCGCCAACTGTATTGCCGTTGATGGATGTGATTCCGTTGTCAGGGCTTACAGTGCCGTTGTCGCCATAGATGTCAATACAGTTGTTAACGCAAGTTGTAATTCTGTTTTCAGAAATATTGCAATACAAACCATGTGAAATTTGGATGCCAATATTTGTGACATTGTTTACAAAACAGTTTTGAACAGCGCAAGCGGTATGCGTTGCCGCAGCACCCGCTGGTGGAACTGGCAAAGATATTGGTGAAACAAGTTGAATACCCATTCCATTGGCGTTTACTGAATAAATGCCATCAACAACAACATTAAACAAACAAGTCAAATAGATGTTGCTACATTGTGAACTTGCTGTTTGATTTGACTTGTTGCCATCAACAGTTCCAACGCCTGTAATTGATGCGTTAGAAAGGCCAGTGTCCAATGAACGAATAACGCCATAAAAAGCACCAGCGCCATAAGCATTGTTTTTAACTTTGATTGTGCCATCTATGACAAGATGAACATTGTCACGCAAGATGATACTGGCTGCACCAACAACGCCTGTGTAAGTGTAAACGGCAACAATAAATGTTCCTTGGGGAACATAAACAACACCACCACCAGCCGTATTAGCCGCAGAGATTGCTGAGTTAATTGCTGCGGTGTCATCTGTTACACCATCACCAACAGCGCCATAGTCCTTAATGTTGTAAGGCGCACCAGAAATCATCGAATAAGTTGCTTTTGTGAGTGCCATGTTATAACGCCAAAGGAGTGTAATAAATTGCGTATGTAATGTAAGTGTTTGCCGCTAATGGGGTAACAGTAATGTTTCCACTAGAAGTTCCAACACTTAAAATTGGATCAGCAGTCAAAATTGCCTTGCTTGCTGTACCAATTGCAATACTTCCGCCACGCTTTACAAATGGAAGTGTCCAAGTAGATGATCCGACACCACCTTGCACTCCAGTGATCACAATATATCCGCCATTCGTATCAGTAATTGTGATTGTTTGAGCAGTGCCTACATTATAAAAATCGCCCGTATAGACCGATTGAGCACCACTCAAAGCAGTTCCAGCAGTGCTGAAATTTAACTTAACAGAGCCTGTTGAATTGGTGATGCCTTTGCCAGATGTTCCAACAACTAAATTGCCTGTGCTTAAAGTTGCATCACCTATCAATGTTGGGGTTGTGATTGATGGACTTGTAGAGAACACCAAGTTTGTGCTTGTTGTGCCAGTAGCGCCTGAAGCTGTGTAGCCAGTGATGTTGTTGAATGATGTGATGCTTGCAGTTGAAGCATTAGTTCCACCATTAGCAATAGGCAAAACACCCGAAACATGAGTTGTCAGGCCAATTTTCCCCCATGATGGCGCTGTGCTTACGCCACCAGAAATCAATGCGTTGCCTGTTGCCACATCAGCTAATGAAGCCAATGTCGTTGTGGTGTTGGCATAAATCAAATCACCAACGGCAAATGATGTAAGACCCGTTCCACCCGCA